CTACACCTACGCGGATCTCGGCTCCCGCCTCCAAAAAACCTGATCAGGGGGACCGGGGGAGTATTCCCCCGGACGTAGAGCCAGGCTGGAAGAAAAAACAGGAAGCACTACAAAAAGCTAATGTAACTGAAAACTCAGGTACTGTCTGCGCCCTGTGGCTGAGATTACCCGGTGCCGCGTCAGCTCGAACTCTTCGCTGCACCCGGCCTATGTCGGCGGCAACTACAACGACAACGCGAACTATGGGCTGTTCTACTTCAATGCGAACAACGACGCGTCCAACACCAACGCGAATCTCGGCTCCCGCATCCTTTTCATAAATCGGAATATTAACCAATTGCGCAGACAGGACCGTACCACTTGGTAAAAATATCGCCATTCAGGGGAGGCCTAGTAGGGCTCTCGAAAAGCCTCCAGGCGAAAAGGAGGAAGAAAAATGCCGAAGAGAGTCGGCAACCTCTACGAGCGCATGCTCGACAAAGAATTGATCAGAAAATGCATCTTGAGCGGGAGCAAGGGCAAGAAGAAAAGAAATGACGTAAAAATCGTACTGAGCGACGTAGATGGATATACAGACAAAGTATACGAGTTATTGGAGAAAGATCTGTATGTCCCGACGATTCCTCGCAAGATACATATCCATGACAAATCCTCCGGGAAGGAACGGGACATAAAAGTGGTCCCGTACTTTCCAGACGGGATCATACAAAGAGTAGCTGTGGCAGCGATGCAGGATGTACTCATGCGCGGGATGTATCACTGGAGCTGCGCGAGCATACCGGGCCGAGGAAACAGCCATGCCGCGAAGTACGTAAAGAGGCATTTAAGACAAGATAGAAAAGGGACAAAGTATTGCGGAAAATTCGATATCCACCACTACTATCCGTCGATATCCCTGGAAAAGATAATGAGGGCACTGAGGCGCAAGATAAAAGATGAGAAATTCCTAAATCTGATCTGGATGATCATCAACTCAGATCCCGATCCGGGCCTGTCGATCGGATTTTATCTCAACCAATGGCTCGCAAATTTCCTCCTGGAACCACTTGATCACTTTATCTGCACCATGGACGGAGTTAAATACTACGTCAGAAACATGGACGACATAGTGATCATGGGCCCGAACAAGAGGAAGCTCCACAAAGCCAGAGAAAAGATCTCGCGCTATCTGGAGACTATGCTGGGCCTGGAACTCAAAGCGGACTGGCAGATCTTTCCGGTGGACTCGAGAGGGATAGACTTCGTGGGATATCGATTCTTCCACTTCAAGACAATTCTGCGGAGACGGAACTTCCAGAAGCTCCGGAGGAACGTGCGGACGGTAAACAAATTTTTAAGGACGGGCCGGAAGATTCCGGCACACGCAGCACAGGGGCTTTTATCCAGAGCAGGCCAGCTCAAACACTGCAACGGGCAAAACGTCTTTGATAAATACATTAAGCCGATCGGAGAGAACAGGCTCAAAAAGGTGATACAAGAGCAAACGCTCCGGGAAGGAGATAAAAACCATGATCATGCAGCTTAACACAAAAGAGGAGATCACGATCGCGGCCTTCGGTCATGAGCATATCGTCGTAGATTGTGAGAGCATCGGAGCTTTCCGGCAGATCCACGACAAGATGCTGGCGGAAGGCGCCATGGATACTGTGACCATCGAAGATTCCGGCCAGACGATCGCCACGATCCACGGAGCGACCATTGCGGGAACACAGACAGTGGCAGTCGTCGGAGACCCGGAAAAAGTGACAGGCCACTTTTATCTGCAGGGCGGGACGTATGACCTGGACGGCGGCGAATACGCCCAGGCCGGCCGGATCCTGCTCGGAGAGGAGTAAAAATGGGAGATAGAGTCGAAAGAGCCCGCGTTCTCCGGGCAGAGATCGAATCCATGGCACAGAGTCTTGATGATGCGGCGGCCGAAGCGGTTCCCGAGCTTTTTCCCGAATGGAAGCCTGCGGGATGCGAATACAAAGAAGGTGATCGCGTGAGGGCTGAAGGAGTGCTTTATAAGGTGAAACAGAAGCACACCTCACAGCCAGACTGGACTCCGAAAGAAGCGCATGGCTTGTTTACGAGAGTTCTTCCCGGCCAGGATGGAACGGATATCGGGGAGTGGGAACAGCCGGACAGCACTAATGGGTACAAAAAAGGCAACAGAGTAATCTATGACGGAAAAGTATACGAGAGCATCTTCGACGGAGACAACGTCTGGAGCCCTGCGGATTATGCCGACGGCTGGAAGCTCATCGAAGATTGACATAAAGGAGAGACAAAATGGACATCGTATTTAAGCTGCACTTCGCGGCGAATTACTGGATAATCGCCCTGCCGGCACTCGAAGCGCTCGGCGACGTGGCCACGGGCTTTATCCAGGCTCAGATCACAGGGACAAAGAGGAGCTCGATCATGCGCAAAGGCCTTTACCGCAAGTGCGGGGAATTGGGCATGATCCTCCTCGTCTGGGTCGTCTGCATCGCTCTGGAGCTTGACATCAAATACACGGCAGCTGTGAGCATCTATGTCTGCATCATGGAGGCTTTGTCTATCCTCGAAAATCTGAAACGCGCCGGGGTTCCGATTCCAGACTACATCACAAAGAGAGCAGATGAGATCAACCAGGAGATCAACCACGGCCCGGGCCCTGGCAAAAAGGAATAAACATATAAAGACGGACGCGGGGAGCAGGCACTCCCCGCGTTTTTGAAAAGGGAGCGAAAATGAAAAATGTAATCGATTTATCTAAGTTCAACACGCCCGAAGATTGGCAGAAAATAGAAGAATTCGTCGATGCTGCAGTGATCCGCCTGGGATACAGGGGATCTCATACAGGGACGATCACCTATGATCCCAAATTCCAGGAATTTGCATCAGAATGCAAAAGACACGGCATCCCACTCATGATCTACTTCTTCCCGTGCTCCATATCGAGCGAAGAGGCTCACCAAGAGGCGAGATTTATCATTTCCGCAGCGAAGAAGCTGGACCTTTCCGGGCCAATCTGGATCGACTCAGAAGTGGTATATCAGGACAGGTCCGGAAGGGCCGACAACCTGTCCAGGGAAAGAAGGACACGCTATCTCAATGTGATTCTGGAAGATCTCCGCGCGGCGGGATACGACTGCGGAGTCTATGCCTCGACGGCGTGGTTCAGAGCGAACCTGATCGACGAGGAGCTCGGAGACTGCAGGCGCTGGGTCGCGGACTGGAACGATAAATGCTCGTATACGGCTCACAGGATCGACATGTGGCAGTACACGTCAAACGGATCAGTCCCTGGCATCAAAGGACGCGTGGACCTGTCGGAGTGCTACCTGCAGCTGGGCTCCAGTGAGAAGAAAGCAGAAAAAGCAGGCGTCACGCGCCAGGACATCGTCGACCAGATGATCAGCTGGGAAGGATGGTCAGAAGTCAACGGCAAATTCAAGAAGATCATCGACATCTATAACTACTACCTTCCGACGGCGGTCAAAACAGGGACTCTCAACTACAAAGTCAAATACAGTGACGAGTGGTGCGCAACAGCCGCCAGCGCGGCCTACATCCAGGCGGGAGCTCCGGAGCTCTTCCCGATCGAGTGCGGATGCCCGAGGACGATTGAGCTGGCGAAGAAGATGGGAATCTGGAAAGAAGCGGATGGATACATCCCGCAGCCGGCAGACGCGGTCCTCTATGACTGGCAGGACTCCGGATCCGGAGACAATGCCGGAATCCCTGATCATATTGGAATCGTCATAGATGTGGACCAGGCCGCCGGAACTTTTGTGGTGACGGAAGGCAACAAAGACGAAAAGGTGGCCAGAAGGACCATGGTGATCAACGGCAGATATATCAGGGGCTTTGTGGCTCCGGACTTTTCAGAAAAAACCGAGCCTAAAAAGCCGGAAAAGAAGCCGGAAAAGAAACAGGAGAAAACCATGACAGGGATATATGAAGTGAGCGGGACGACCGTCCCGTCCAAAAAAGTCCAGAAGACAGGCATCCTCAAGCATGGCCAGAAAGTCACGGCCAGGCGATTCCCGAGAGCAGACGCGGCTCCCTGCAGTTTTTCTCCAGTAGAAGGACTCACGCGGATCGATGTCTGCGACACGATCGAGGACGAGACTGGGAAGAAGTGGTGCTACTGCAAAGTAAAGGGCCTGTATGGCTTTATTCTCAGAAGCTCTATACTGGAATTTCTCAGAGTGGGAGGCCTGCCGGCAGAGACAGTTGCGAAGCAGGTGATTAACAATGATTTCTCGACGCTGGAGACCAGGGAGCAGGCACTCCGGGCCCTCGGATACAATCCGCAGACCATCCAGGACAAAGTCGATGAGATTCTGGGAGTAAAACCGCAGCACGAAAGCGGAACGCATCCGCGGATCCGCGTCTGGCCGATCTGGTTCTTTGAAGACGACGAGTCACAGTTCGGTGACGCGACTGCGATCATCCAGTACGGAGCGGACGACAAATCCATCGAGAGCGTGGTCCTGATAGACACGGCAAAGAAAGCAGGCAAGACCGTAAAGAAACTCAAAGCGGCCGGAATAAAGACAATAGACGCTGTTGTCATTTCTCACGCCCACGGAGACCACTACGGGGCCCTCACGGACGTATTCGAAAACTTCAAGGTCAAGGCACTTTATCTGCCGGATACCGCAGGCCTGGACAAATATCAGAAGACCTACGCCAGCGCGATCCGTAGCCAGGAACGGAAGGCGAAGAAATACGGAGCGTCCTGCACATACCTCAAGGCCGGAAAGGGCTTCACCGTGGGAAAGATCCACTGCGACTGCATCTACCAGGCTCCGGCGGGCGACCTCGACGAACACGATGACCACCACTTTGTGAACAACCAGTCAATTGTTCTCAGATTCACGCTCGACGGGATTTGGACCTTCCACACTGCCGGCGACCTGCAGAATCCCGGGAACAACCTCCTGATCAAAGCTGTCAAAGACCTCAAGGCGGATATGTTCAAATGCCAGTGGCACGGGGACGCCAACGCCTGCAATCCGGCAATCTGCAAAGCGGTCATGCCGAAAGTCGCCTTTTCCAACTACCACCACCTCGAGAGATCAGGCCGGGGAGCGACCAGAAAGCGTCTGGAAGCTGTCGGGGCCGTCGTGGCCAGGAACGCGGAAAACGGGGACATCTATACGGACTGCCAGGGCGACACCATGAAGCTGTCCTGCAGCAAAGGAAACCTGTCGAAGACGTGGAAAAAGCACATCACGAAAGAAGAGGCAGGAGAGGCGCCGGACTACAGAGTGTCATTGACCACAAAGGTCAAGCCCACAAAAGGCAGCGGGATCCTGGCAATCGAGCCGGAAGACTATACAGAGAAAGAGATAAGAGATCTGAAGGCAGCGGGATACAGGGTCCTGGGATACCTGAGCGTCGGATCTGTATCCGACGAGAGGAGTTACTATAAGAGTCTGGAGAAATACACACTCAGAAGGCTCGATGACTGGGAACATGAGAGATATCTCGACGTCTGCCAGGAAGCTGTCCAGAAGTGGGCGATCAGCCAGGGCAAGAAGATCATCGAAAAGGGATGCGACGGTCTCTGGATCGACAACCTGGATGTCTATGAGGAGTATCCGTCCGAGGCAGCCTACAAAGGGATCACCAAAATCCTCCAGGGCCTGTACTCTTACGGATACATCATGATCAACGGGGGCATCAAGTACGTCACCAAAGCGATCACATCCGGCCTGACGATCGCGAACGGCATCACCCAGGAGGAAGTCTTCTCGAAGATCACAGACTACTCCGGGAAGGGAGAGTTCGGCAGGCAGACAAGCTCCCAGAGCACCGAGTATCAGAAATATATCGCGCTCGCAATCAGCAAGAGAATCGACGCGTTTCTCCTGGAATATACAGAGGACGAGAGCCTCAAAAAGAAGATCAAGACATTCTGCGCCGCTTCAGGGGCTGGATACTACATCAGCTCCGACGTAGATCTGTAAGCATAGAGCCAGCCGGGCCCGGCGGCTATGCAATATAAAAAAGCCCTCGGGAGCTGCCTAAAGGCGCTCTCGGGGGCTTTTGCTGTATCTGTCAGGCTTCTTCGGCGAGGATAATGGTCTTTCCGTCTTTCCATTCAACCCATGCACGCCAATCTTCGGATTCGGGGCTGAAGAAATCTTCTGTGTCGCCGGTCTGCTCTGCGATAGCCCTGTTGATGTCTTTGACATCTTCCAGGATGCCGTCGATAGTGATAAATTCTTTATACATGTTCTTTTCCTCCTTATCTTTCATACAGGCCAAGACACTCCTGCATCATGAGCCTGACGTAGACGGGGCAACCGCTCGCGACGCGGCACCAGTCTTCCATGGTCCGGTAGGGGATACTAAACCTTCTGGCCAGGGCACGCTGACTCATGCCCGCGTCTGAGGCGATGTCTCTGACGCTCCTGTGGAGGGCGTCCCAGATGTTAGAAAGCCATTCTATGCGCGCAGCCGGGATCTCTTCCGCGCCGTCCAGATCTCCCCATACAGAGGATAGAGAGAGGTCAGAGACGTAGGCGTCCCTGTCGGTGTAGTTCTTTGCTTCTTCAAGCGCCATCTCATAAGGGGTCATATCGTAGCCTCCTGCGTAAAAATGCTGTAGATTATCAATCGTACCGTTTACTTTTCATCATTCTCTTGCGCGCCATGATCGTCTGTTGCTTCAGTTCCATGGAGCACTCTGGAGAGCAGGTCTTGGCATTGGTCCGTGGCGGGAACTGCTTGCCGCAGATCACGCACGTCCTGGGGACGTTCGCCGCTTTCTTCCGCTGCTGGATCTCTTTGCGCTCCTCTTCCGTCTGCGAGTGGTACAGGTAAAGACCGTGCGACTTTATATTCTCCTTCGTTGTGATAGCACCACAGTCTGGGCAGTACCTCTGTTGCGGCGCTTTGATGGTGTAAGGCTTTCCGCACAGGGAACAAAAGTCCGTCCCGCCAATATGCCGTTTGTGTCCGTCCTTGTAGTAGAGGCGTGCGCGCATGCGCTGCCTTTCTTTTCGGCAGTCGGGACAGTAGAAAGCTCTTGGTCCCCCGTCGAAGCTCGCGCCGCACTGCCCGCAAACCCTGGGATGTATGACATTGCGCCTGGACTTTTTTGCGCAGTCAGGGCAGGCGCTGCTCGACTGCTTCCCATCATATTCTATTCCACAAAACCTGCATATCTTTTTCATAATACGCGCCCTTAGCGGATCACCGCCACGACCTCGGCTCCGGACAGGATGACTTCCTGCTCGTCGTCGCCGGCTTCGTAGCCATACCTGCCATAGACCAGATACTGGTGCTTTCCCATGTACTTGTCATTGATCGCAATTGCCTTCTCTACGGTGTCGATGTCTTCCTGCTCGCCATCAAACCACAGGTAGCCGAAACCGGTACAGCAGGTGCCATCGAGCTCGTCGCCGTCGTGCTCTTCATCAAACTCATTCCAGTTTCTGGAGCATGCCAGCTCGTCGCCAACGGAAAGAACTTCATCGGTACTGCGGATGCCAAAGTATGCACCGTTCTCGCGGATGCTTTCGATAACTTTCAGGATTTCTTTTGCAGTCATATCGGTCCTCCTCGTTGATGTTGTTGCCTTTCCCTTAACTTGATTATATGATACCACGGAAACCGTGGAATGTCAATAAAAACCACGAAATTCGTGGAATAAATAACGTGAAAAAATATTAAGAAAAATCGATACAACATGAAATGCAACACGACAAGGCCAAGGACCGCGCCACTATCACGTTTTTCAGCGGGTTCGAATCCCACCGTCTCCGCTCAAACAGAGACCCGCGTAAACACTGGACATCAGCTGAGAGCCAGCATTTACGCGGGTTTTGAATTAAAATAGGATTTAATTATTTAAAGCAAAATTTAAGAAATTAAAACAAAACAGAAAACTATGCAACACGAAATGCAACACGCGGCGCTCAGGCGCCGAAGACGCTCCGGAAATGCTCGGTCATCTTATCCTGCTCGGCAGCCATGACATCCGGCAGCGTGTCGCGGTAGACCCTGTGCATGACGTTGTCGGTCTTCCAGCCGCCCATCTGCATGATGTAGGCATCCGGCACGCCCAGGGCGTGCGCGATCGACACATAGTAGTGCCGCAGGTCATGAAAGCGGAAGACGGTCCCGCATCCGCATGACCGGACGGCCCGCCGGAAGCGGTTGGAGACCTGCTCGGGATGCAGGGGGACTACTCGCCCGCGGGCGGGGATGGAGATCTGCTCCAGGACGAAATCAGGGAGCACCACGGTCCGGTTACTCTCGTCGGTCTTGGGCGTGGGCTTGATCACCCAGAAGCCATCTTTGTCCTGAACCATAGACTTTGTCACTCTCACGCGGTTTCCGACAAAGTCAGACGGGAGAAGAGCACATATCTCGCCCCTCCGCATAGACCCGAAGGCAGCCAGCAGGACCGCGGCCAGGAGCTCTGGTCGGTCCTTAAGATGACTGATCAGGATCCTGACATCATCGTCGCAGGGCGTGTGGAGATGGGGGCTGACGGCAGCGGGGAAAGTGACGTCGAATTTTCTCCCGCCGAAGTAGGTGACGGCGGAGGAAAAGAGCCCGTACACATTTTTGATGTACTTCGGGGAGCAGTCCACAGAAAGGTTGTTGATCCAGAGCTGCACGTCTGACTGCGTGAGCTCGGTGATCATCCTGGACTGGATCGGAGTGATCCGCGTCCTGAGATAGCGCTCATATCCTCGGATCGTGGAAGGCGACAGAACCTTTTCCTTGATGTCGATGTACTTCCTGACGGCATCGAAGACCGTGATGTTGTCGCCGGGGTCCTGCTGGGTGAGCGCCCACTCCGCGGCCATGCGCTCGCACTCCTTCTTCCCTCGCCGGGACAGATCCGCGCAGGTGAAAGATTTGTAGACACGCTTTTTCTTGCCGTCCACAATCTCATATCCGGCAAAGACCTGGCATCGCCAGGAGCCGGACGGCAATTTCTTTGCAGTTGCCATAAAAAACCTCCTTTGGGTGTAAAAATAAAGCCCTGAAGGAGTATAATGATCTTACCAGTGATCCGGCTCCTAAAGGGCTGGTTCTATATAATCGCTCGACCTGTTGCAGCAGGCCGGGCGATTTTTTATTTGATAAGTTGCATCTTTTAGGGAAAGTTGCAGGTTACTGCTTCTCTTCCAGAAGCTTTGCGATCCTGTCGAGCTGCCGGATCATGATGAAATTCTGCTCCATGATTGCACGCTGGTAAGTGATGGGAAGCAGGAATTCAGGCTTTGCCATGGAAATCTTGAGACCAGCTTCCTGCAGGCCGGACCCGATCAACTCAGAGGCAATCTTCTTCACACTCTCGAGATCGCGCGGATCACTTAACTCGTCCACGCCGTACTTCTTCAGGAGCTTCCGCTCTTTCTTTGCCTGCTCGTCTGCTTTCTCTTCTGCCGATTTAAAAAGTGCCATAATGTCCTCCTTTTGATGAAATGAAAATTAAGCCGTGAGGCTATAGCTGCCAATTTAAAAATCCCATATCCCACGGTCGATCTGCATCTGTGCAATTCCGATCACGCGTCCATCTGTCTCCGCCTCTCCCGATGTTGCCGGATGATCTCCTTTTCCTCCGGCGTCAAATCACTGCTGTCTGTAGGAGCTGGCGGCAGCGGGGCCGCCTCTTCAGGCTCTTCTTCTTTTTCTTCTACCATTTTCTGGGCCAGCTTAACGAGCGTGTCCCAGCCGCGCTCGTCGAGCCCGGCCAGGGCCTCGATGAGCCTCGTCTTCGGGCCTTCCGGCTCGTCTGCCAGGATCTTATCGATAAAGCTCCGGATCTGCTCGTTTTTGGCGACCGTGACAAAGCACTCGCCGGATCCGGACCGGAGCCACTCTTCATTAACTCCAAATTCACGGCAAATAGACAAAATGGTCTGATCAGTAATACCACGCTTGCCACTTTCTACAAGACTAAGGCCGCTTCTTTTTAATCCAATCTTTTCTCCAAAACCATCGAGAGTCATTCCGAGACGATTGACTCTAAGATCTTTAATTCTTTCTCCAATAGTCATTAATTTGTCCTCCCTTAAAAAGAGTATAGACTCAGAAAAAAACAAATGCAAGAAAAAGTTTGCAGAGAAAACAAAAAACTGTTGACAAACTTTTCTATGTAAACTATGATGTTTGCATAGCAACTCAAAAACAAACACAAACGCAAACACAAACAAACAAAGGAAGGAGGTGAGCGGATGAGCGAAAAAGAGATGCAGGACGCAACCGTCATAGCGGAGGCATACAAGAAGATGACACCACAGCAGAAGCAGTACTTCCTGGGCTACGCCCAGGCGACTGTAGACCTGGCACAGCAGGAAGAGGCCGAAGAGAAAGACCAGAAGCCTGCATAAAGAAGTAAGGGAGAAAGATCATGGTGATCGAAAGGCTTTTTGGAGACAAAGCGTCCCCTCAGAATTTGAGCGCCATGGCAGCCGCCGTGGGATGTACGTCGGCGACACTGGGCTCATACAAAAAGGACAGGGAAAAGCTCAAACGCGGATCCGCGCGGACGATAGCCAGGATGGCAAAGATCCGCAGGTTTTCCGACGAAGAAAAAGCCAGGCTTATCGACGAGCTGGCGGAGTAAGAAAGGAATGGCAAATGAAGAACAGGATTTGGCTGGTGACTTATCTCCTGAAGGAGAACGGCGAGATCAAAGGAAAGAAGACGGCCGTCGAGTGCATGACGGCAGGAGACGCGTATAAGCACGCAGTGAGATTCATAATGCGCAAGCACGGCCCGAAGAGCTCGGTGTTTGTAACGGACATCGGCCAGGCGGACGAAGGATGCCGGGAGCTGATCGGGAAAGAGAGCGACCTGCAGGACTGGATGTGGGATGCCAGCGACTGGCCGGAGGAGATCGGATGAAAGAGATCTGTAAGAACTGCGAACACTGCAGGCCGACCTACAAAGGCGTGCACTGCGAAAAGAAGGACAAGAAGGTAAAGACACAGGGAACCTGCGAAGACTTCTGGCCGAAAAGGTAAAACACGGGCGGCAGCTCCGGAAGGCCGGAGCAAGAAAAGCAGTTCGAACCTGCTCCGCCCGATTTCTGGAGACCTATGCTCTGGAAGACCGGAACCTGCGTTTTGTCGCGGTAGCAACGCAGGCCCGGCCCCGACAGCCATGAACCGCGACAGCGGCCCGGCTAAAGGGCAATCGCGTGATGCCGCGCTCATTTCCTGCGGGCGCGGCACATTTTAGAAGGGAGGCACAATGATAGAAGTCAAAACAGACGGCAAAGAAACGCGACTCGAGGCAAAGGGATCAATTGCTGATCTCGTCAATGACACGCTCCACATCCTTTCCGCGATACTGGCAGCGATAAAAAAGACGCCTATGCCGAATAAAGAGGTCGACAAGATATGTCTCATCTGGAAGGCAGCGATCGCGAGGCACATGGTGGAAATCGACGACCATGCAAAGGATGACAGTGTGGCATTTGCAGAAGTGACGGAAACGGGAAACACCCTGTTTTCCGGAAAACTGAAAGATTTCTGAAGGGAGAAAGAAAATGAATCTTGAATCGAAGCTGAAACAGATTGAAGGAATTATCAACGAGATCCGCCAAGGGTCCGGACAGGAGCCGCCGGAGCTGCCTGATCTGACAGGGGCCTATGCGGTTGTATGGAACTACAAAAAGAAAAACGGCTCCAGGCTGACACGGGCGGGCCTTTCGAAAGACTTCGCAGATCCTCGCCCTGCGACGGAGCTGAAAGAGGAAGGTTTCTCGCCTTTCGACGAGGTCATGCCCTGGAAAGGTATGGAGACAGTATCATTCTCGTGCAAAGCGGGATACGACGTGATGGTCTACATCCCGGAGTTCTGGTTCTACGCCATGAAGGATAAGGCGAATAAAAGGTGGATCTGGGCGATCTCTCCGGAAGAGCGGGAAGGCTTCAAAAAGCATCCCGGATCAGGGCGGTACGTCGGACGCTATCACACGTCAGAAGATGACGACGGGAGACTCTTCTCCAGGGAAAGAAAAAAGCCTCTCACCATGGCAACCTGGAACTATTTTAAAGATCACTACAAGAACAAGAAAGACGGTTTCGGGATGATGGACATCGCCACCTGGTCCGCGATCCAGCTCCTCTATCTGGTGGAATTTGCTGATTTCGACAGCAGGAAGTGCCTCGGGGCAGGATATAAGAGCAGCAACTGGGAGACCGGGTTCTCAGGAGACACGGATGTCGCGAAGTATCACACGGTAAAAAGATCCGGAAGGTCCAACCAGTATCGCTGGATCGAGGATCCCTTCTCGAACGTCTTCGACTGGATCGATGGATTTGCAGGCTGCATGGACGAGTGCTGGATAAACGAGGAGAATCTCGGCTTCGGCCTTCCGAATGACGGCTGGATCAAGAACTTCGGATACTCCAAAGAAGCACCCTGGGCCTTCATCCCTTCCAGGTCGTCGGATGGCGAGACAGCGATTCCGGATTATACATGGAGCTCGTTCTCTGCGCTGCGCCCGGCCTCTGTCGGCGGCAGCTACTACGGCAACGCGCACTATGGGCTGTTCTACTTCGGTGCGAGCAACGGCGCGTCCTACACCTACGCGTATCTCGGCTCCCGCCTCCAGAAAACCTGATCAGGGGGACCGGGGGAGCATTCCCCCGGACGTAGAGACAGCCACGATCAAGACCGGAGGAGGAAATCATGAGACAGGACCAGAAAGACATGCTGGAGAAGATCAGAAAGAATGCGGCCACAATCGAGGAGAACGCGATTGAGGCCGGGTACAACGCGAGTGTCGCGAAGGAATATGCACTGCTGACAGATGACACCAAAAAAGAGGGCGCCAGGAACGCCCTGATCCACGGGATCCAGATGACGGCCGGCCTCGCGAAAGAGATGGCGGGAGATATCGAGTCGATCGCGATCGAGATTGAGAGGACCGCGGAAAACCTTCTGAGGGACCCGATCGATGAAGGCCACACGCCGACGGAGGAAGAGCTCAGGGACATGTACCGCGACAAGCGGACAAATATGAGAGAAGACAAAAGCGGGATTGCAGACCTGCTCGCGACCGTGCTGAAGGCGACGAGGGCCGGAGCGGACGTCGATAAGATCATGATTTCGGGTGAGGGCAATCTGGCGACCGTGATGTTTGGAACGGGTGGAAGCAAAGCTGTGAACATCGAGGCGGATTCCGGGATCGCGATGATCATAGACATCTGCAGAGCGCTTATGTGACAGAGAGGAGGCAGGCGATGCAGTGCGAATGCGGAAAGCTGATAGGCTGGCGCATGGGCGGGAAATGCCTCGCCTGCCGATACAGGGAGGCGAAAATGAGACGCCGCACAATAGGGAACGAAACGAGGACGTGCACAATCTGTCTGACGCAGTTCGCGCCGGCCGCGCCGAATCAGAAGTGCTGCTCAGAAGAGTGCTCGAGGATCCTGCACAGGCGCCACATGGAAGAACAGTCTGAGAAAAAGCGCCAGGAAAGAGCAGAAAAGACGAGACAGAAGCCCGCGAAAAGGATAAGGAGAAAGACTGAGCCAACTGACCCGAAGACTTTTAAAAGCGTGATCACGGAAGAGAGGAAAAGCGAAGCTCCGAAGGTGGGCCTGAGATGCAATCCGGCGAGGCTGAGAAAGCCACTTCTTCCGCCGACAAAAGACAGAGCAAAAACCGTAAAGGAAGAACCGGACATCATGTATGAAGAGGCTTACCACGGTTTTATGCAGGAACCAGAAAGATACGCGTCCCACGGAGAGTTCGGGAGATTGAGCAATCCAAGAGCCTACTCAGAGGAAGACCTGGAAGTGATCAGGGAGATGACCGCTGAAGGGGCGACAAACACAGCGATCGGAATGAGGTTGGGCAGAAACCCGGGAGCGATCAAACAGAAAGTGCAGACGATGAAAAGGCTGGGTGATTTGTAGTGGGCCTATGCAAGAAATGCTACAAGAAGGACAGATGCTATGAAAGAGACCAGCACGGCAGATGCTCCGAATACCGGAACACAAGAGATATCCAAAGAGAGATCGAATGGATCAATACTGAAATGCGATCCGGCCAGGCTGCCGAAGCCTCCGAGGCCGGCGACAAAGAGCCACGACGAAAGCATGGAAACCAGAACTGAAAGAACATTGCTGAAGGACTATTTTTATCATGCAAAAATGCGATCGGTTAAGAAGGGAGCTCGAAGACAATGATTGGTATCGGATTTTTGGGTATAGCACTATTAATGGTGTTTATAGAGATCGAAAACCTGAAAGCGAATGGATGGAGGCCCTGGGGCAGAAAGAAGGCGCCCGTCAGAAGGAAAACGAAGTATCAGACGATCCGGCCGGACTGGGACCGGATCCAGGAGGAGACAAAGCTCCAGAAGCCGAAGAGAAAGACGTGACGAGGCAGATCTATGAATGAGCGAATCAACACAGGCAACCCCATTTTTTACAGGATGCAGGAAGACTTTTCAGAAGGTCTCACCGACGCGATCACAAGGATGATCCGCCACGGCGTCAACCAGGGGAAAGTCACGTGCACGATCACGATCACACTGGTCGAAGACGAGATCATGGACGAAAGGGGGCTGATCAGACCCGTGAAGACGCCGGTTTTTGAACACAGGGTAAAAACGGCCGTTTCCCAGGGAATCAAGATCGAGGGGAACGCGCAGATGCGCGGGACGGAGATCGACCTGGACGAAGACGGGAATCCAATCTGCAGGAGATACGGAGGCCAGATGACTCTGGAAGATCTGGAAGATGACGACGAGGGCTGATCAGGTCCGCGCGGCGATGGAACGCCGCAGGGCGGAAAAAGAAAAGTATTCCTATGCGTGCGGAATGTGTCCATCATGCCGCAGGAAGGAAAATTGCCCTGGAGGATCAGACGGGACAAAGTGTATCAATTACGAATCGCCAGAGCCCACCAGGGAAGAATGGAAAGAGATTTACAAACAGGCCCTGCGGGCTCTGGATGAAAAATGCAGCGCATCCGAGATGAATCACAGGATAGGTAGAGTGCATGCTCTGGCCGACGCGCTTCAGAGGATTCACGATTTTACGGCTTTCGAGATCAGGGAGATAGAAAATGATATGTATTCAAACGCCAGACGCTACGATCTTTTTTCCTGACGACGAAATCACGGATGCCAAAGCCATAGAGAGCGCAGAACATCCGGCCATAGCCTTCCGGAGCCGGGGAACCGGCGGCCTGCAGTTTATAAAGCGATACAAAACGTCTCAGGAAAGAGACAAGGCGCTTCAGGCTGCCCAAAATGCCAGAAAACCGGAAAACGAAGACATGACTGAGAAGCTCCTGGAGCGGATCCGCGCAACGGAAGAAGAGTTGGAAAGGATGCGGAAGGCTCAGAAGAAGGAACGGCCGGCAAAAAAGCCGGCAAGAAGCCGGGCAAAGAAAGAAAAGATATTCGTTCCTCCGACGACGGAAGAAATCATCGAGTACATCAAGGAGAAAAAGATTGATGAGAAGCTCCAGGTCCCTGCGGAAGTAATCGCGGAATCCTTCCGCGGAGTCTACGAAAAAGAGGAAGACACTGGAGAAAAGGACGAAAACGGCTTCACGATCTACAAAATCGTCTGGAGAAAGGCAAACGGCCAGCCCATTGAGAACTGGAAGAGTTGCCTGCAGACCTTCAAATCGAGGCAGCTCGTCTGGGACGCCAAGAAGGAATCCAGACCGGCAAAAAAGAACCAGTTCACGGAATTTGCACAGAACAGCTATACAGACGAGGAACTGGAGGAACTCGAAAATTTGTAAACAGCTCGATTGAAAAGTAGAGTTACCCATTCTTCTACCAAAAATCGAAGAGGATACACAGCGCGGCCCGAGCTGTCCGCGCTGATCAGCGCCAGACAAAACCAACAAAAGCAAAAAAAGAAAGGAGGAACCTCCTCAAAAGCCGCAGAGCCGGCGCATATTGTGTGTGATAACCAAACGTAACTGAAAATGCTACCTGGGCGGCGCGGCGCTGGCCGCCGGAAAGGAGGATTATGAAAAATAAGCTCCCGATCGGGACAAAACTTTACTTCGTGATCGAGAGTATAAACGATCATAGCTTCTGGGGAGAAAAGTATCATTTTGAGATCATATCGGGCGAGATCAAAAGGATAAACGAATTTAAAAGCAGCAGAGAAGACGAATACGAGGTCCCGACCAGAAACAGGCTCGGGATTGGAAGCTGTTTGGAATATCCGCGCTGCAAAGATGTTGGAAAGGGATGCTTTCTGACATACCAGGAAGCAGTGGAGAGCGCGGAAAGAATTACGGACGAATACGAAAAACACTGGGCATACCTGGAACCGGAAAAGCTGGAAAGACCATGGAGGAAATCATGAAAAAGAGGATCAGAGTAAAAGCGTACATAGTATTTATGGTGATCATCGCAATGCTCCTGGCATTGCTCGTGGTGGCTGTCGAGGCAAAAGAACCTGGCGTTCCGGGAGTGAAATTCGGAGAGATGGCACAGGAAAGGCCTTTCGATGGAATCATTGGAGATGAAGACGGCTTTATATACGTCTTCAAAAAAGGAAGGCTCATGACGGGCTACTTCAAGTTTGAAGGGCACTGGTACTACGGCCACAAGACAAACGGAAGCTATCCCAGGGGAGCCGTGACGATGGGCCAGATGCGGATCCGGGGAAGAAACAGCTGGTACGCATACGACATCGACGGCCGGCAGATCTGCAATGACGTATACATCCGCCAGGGAAAAAACAAGAAGGTGAAGCAGCTCCAGCTCGCAAAAGACAACCGGGTCCTTTACGTCTACGACACGGCCAAAGCCAACAGGGAGAGATATTCAACTGAGGACCGGAGATGGCAGATGAAAAAGAGAAACGGAAAGTGGCACACGCCGGAGCAGATGCAGAGCATTCCTGGCGATTGGGTTGATTTTCAGAGGTAAGGAAATGAGCAGCAGAAAAGAAATACTGGACGAAGCATGCAAGCAGATCACCGGACAGCGAGAACAGGATTACGGATCTCCGGAATCGAATTTTGAGATCATCGCCAAGCTCTGGAGCGACTATCTCAGTGTGAAGATGTCTCCTCTGGATGTAGCGATGATGACGTGCCTCCTCAAGATCGCCAGGATCAAAAACGGAGGCGGCACAGGAGACAGCTTCGTCGACATTGCGGGCTACGCGGCCTGCGGAGGAGAAATTCACGGCTTTGATATCGAGCGGGAAAACCACAGGACAGAAGGAGACGTGTAATGGTAGGGATCAAACTGGACATGCCGGCGTCATGCCATGAATGCCGGCTGAATATGGCAGGATGGTGCGGAATGGCTGTGATCATGGAATTTCCAAAGGACAAACTTGAACAGGGAGAGACAAAGCCTGCCTGGTGTCCGCTGATCAGTCTGGAGGCGGAAGAGAGAACAATAAAACTGATTGATGTTGACAAAAAACATGAAGCAGACATAGAGCAGATAAATGCTCCGACCGGCGTGTTGTACGGCTATGCGGTGGCTGCTGATACAAAGGCGTTTCATCCAGCGGTCGATTTAGTCAGATGCTGTGATTTCGACATGGAACAGGAGAAAGAAAATGAGGCTTGAGCCAGGAAAAGAGACGGCGATAGAGATAAAGCCGTGCCCGTTTTGCGGAAACCAGAAAATCAAGATCCATAACGACTACTCGGGATCGCCGGCCTTGATGTTCGAGTGCGAGAAGTGCGGAGCTATGGTTGGTTTTGAAAACGAGATGTGCAGACAGCTCCCGGAACTGGCGATCGCAAATTGGAATAAGAGGCCAAAAAATGGTGAAGATTGACAAGGATGGACTCGAGGCGGTAGCGGCCTGCGAACTGACAGAGGACGAGGCCTATGCTGTAGCGGAATTCATCGATAGCAATCTCTTCGACATGATCCGCAATGATGAGGAGATTGACTCGATGCAGTGGCTTCGGAATATCCTGCACGTTTACGAAAAGACGTGCAAGGCGAGCGGATATGTTGGACTAACGGAAAGTAAAGAGGATGAACCGTGATCGGAATTAAGATGAGCATGCCGGATGAATGCCATAAATGACCCTTTTATCTGGGCGGATTTGTCTGCAGTCTGACACTTGACATTACGCCAATAGAAGACAGGCCGGAATGGTGTCCGCTGATCGACCTGGAACAGGAGGAAAAGGAATGATCGCACTTGACCGACCAATGCCGAAAAGCTGTGAGGAATGCCCGTGCTTTCACGATGCCGCCTGTTATGCGGAAGGGTTCAGGAACCCGACAACGCTCGACTGGTTTGAGAGGCAGGAAAAACGGATGCCGGATTGTCCGTTGATTGACCTGCCGACATATGAGGATGATTTGTGGTAAGACACAACTTTCCCCAAAAGACACAACTTTTTAGTCAACTATGGGTCAACTTTATAGCATTGACAAAAGCTGTGGGGTGGCGGAATGGGTAGACGCTAATCGAAAATACCGGGCAAGGCACAAATGAGATAGCATCAACAGCCCGTAAGACCGACAGAGGGGATTCGGTTATGCAAGGTTCAAATCCTTGCCCCCACAACTTTATAGCATTGACATGGCCAGCGCAGGTGTAAATGTCCGGAGACGGAAACAGCCAGAATTGAGATTAAGCAAACGAATTTGCAAAGTTTATGCAAAGAAGCAAAGTAAATCAGCAAATTCTAGAGAAGAGGATGGAAAAACGACATGACACCAAAACAGGAACAATTTGAGAAATGGAAGAAAAAAGGGATAGAGTGGTGTTTGGAGCGACTTTGGGTTGCTAGAAACGAAAACAAAGATGCAAGAAAAAATGTATCAGAAGCTTATCACAAAATATCACAACTCAGGGCAGAGAACGACATTGGGTTCTATGTGATGAAACGAGCAAATGAATTAATGGCGAAAGTTTTGAAGGAACATGGAATATTCCCAACAAAGCTTCGGCTGACATTCATTGAAAAAGATTGCGAACTGTGGCAATCCGAAGGTTGGTGCGAAAACTGGTGCGAAGATTGCGGAATCGAGCCGAAGACATACATTAAAGAAATGTCATTCTACACATACTCGATTGAAGAAAATGTTCTATGCGGAATAACTGCAGATTTTAAAGAAAAGCAATACGACTTGCTGAAAGCTGTAGACGTCAAGACAGGCGAAGTTATTGGAGAGTGGAACGACAAAGATTAAAAAGTAGAAAAGGAAGGAGACGATGGCCAGACACGTATCAGCATTCAAAAAGGCCTGTCGAAAGGTGGAGGGACATGATTGAGTATACAACCGAGGAAACCAAGCTAATTCCTTTTAATCAGCGGAGAAAAATCGAAAAGAAGGTTCTACCCGAATACTACAAGGGCATCAGAACCCACAAGAAGATGTTTGAGATCCGCAAGGATGAGGACGGTATCAAGCCCGGGGACATCCTTGTGCTCAGAGAGTGGGACGGAGAGAAGTATACAGGCGGCATGACGCGAAGAGAGGTTACAGCAGTGTTGAAAGATTGCCCGGAATATGGGCTGATGGAAGGCTACTGTATTTTATCATTGCAGACGCCGGGATGGGATCACTTCCATCCGAGTGCCACATTGGACGGCGAAAGAAAGGAGAACGGCAATGAGGCTGATTGATGCGGATGCATTGATAGCACAGATGGAAACTGATGCGGAGCATATGGAAGAGCCAATCGGAAAGATGTTTACATATGCGGCAATTTCCGATATAAAGCATGCTCCGACAGTGGTTGAGTTGACCAGATGTAAGGACTGCAAGTTTCGCGAGAATGATGATTTTTGCACAGGGCGAGGGTTTCCTTACCAACTTGTGCCAGATGACGGCTTTTGCGATAAGGGGAAAGAAGGAGTGAGAACATGAAAGGGAATATGATGATAGCACTGGCTGCGATCTATATGTTCATCATCGAGCTTCTGGCCGCAACTGCAGCATTTTATGCGATATCCATATGGACGCAGCTCCCAGTGGATAACAACTCCCTGTGGATCGGACTCTGCATCATGGTCACAGTGGTTTCATCAACGATAATGGCAGGAGCAGCCATCAGCATCACGAGAATTAAAAAGTGAATATCGGAAAAATTTCAACCCGGACACGGAAGTGTCCGGATATTTTATAGGAACAAACAGCACGCTCGCGGGCGTGCATTCACAGTCCATAAGTTTATTAAATTTACAACCACAGGAGAGGAAAAATGCACCTTCGCAGAAAATACAGGATGCCGAACAGTATAGAGGTGGTCGAATTTAATTCTGCGAAGTGTCCTGGAAAGAGTCGATCCAGAAGACAAAAGTCGACGCCTACATGTGAGGCCCAGGCTAGGAACAACCAGAGGAGAAAACAGAGAGCATGCTCGAGAATGGTCGAGACCTACTTCAATGAGGACGATGGTGCTCTGACTCTCACATGGGCGAAAGAGAAGCGGCCTGCTGACATGAAAGAAGCCTTAAAGATTTTTGGGAAATTTGTCAGATGGCTGAAAAAAGAGTACGCGAAGAGATGTTACGAGCTCTTCTGGATCCGGAACATCGAGGTCGGCCCCAGGGGAGCCTGGCATGTCCACATGATCGTCAATCGTATCGACGGGATGGAAGTCCTGATCAACGATTGGTGGACAAAAAACTGCGGAGGCGTCTTTTTGCAGTATCTCAGAAACTGGAGACACCAGGGGAAAGATATCGGCGAGTACATCTCCAAGACGGCAAGGACATCAAGCGAAGTTGTCGAGTCATCGTGGGGCCATTCGAGAAATGTGAAAAAGATCAAGGGCGAAGACAAGAAGATCACCGGCCAGAGGATGACAGACAAGCCTCGAGTGCCGAAAGGATGGTACCTGGACGAGAACACACTGTACTCTGGCGAAAATATCGACGGATATCCCTTCCGGACATACATCCTGAGACGGATCAAGCCGAAGCGGATTGATCACAGGATGTCGCCGGCACGGATCCGGGCGATGGAGAAGGCAAAATGCAAAAAGAGACAGAAAAAGGGGTGAATCATGAGTGACGGCCTGCTCTTTCCGAAGCAGGGAAAGAAAAAGCGCCGGCAGATCCATGCGAAGTGCAGCATTCTGCAAAAAGACATCGACAGGAGCCGATGCTGGCTCTGCATGTCCTTAAATCATGACTACTCAGAGCACACGAAAGGATCGCTCCACAAACATCATGTTTTTATGGGCCCGCTTCGCGGAATAAGTGAGGCAGAGGGCTTTTTCGTGTGGCTCTGCCCGCAGCATCATGAATTCGGCGAAAACGCCGTACACAGAAACCACGAGACATGTCTGCAGATCCAGCAGCAGATGCAGGCAGAGTTTGAAAAAAGACACACAAGGGAAGAGTTTATCCGGCTGATAGGAAGATCTTATCTGTGAGGAGGGGAAGGTTGACAGCGAAAGATTATCTCAAATCATACCAGGCAGAAAAGAGAGAGGCGGACGTGATCGAGAGACGCATCGAAGAGCTCGAGAGAAAGAAAAAGAGCGTCCAGGCTATCAGGCACTCGGGAATGCCGAGAACACATGAGCAAAGGGACCTGTCAGACGCGGAGGCGTCGATTGACGAGCTGATCGAAAAGTATCTCCAGAAGATCATGGCGTACATCGGGAAAGAGACAGAGATCCTCGGAAAGCTGGAAGGAATGAAGGATGCGGAGGAGAGGACTGTCATCATGCTCAAGTACGTCAACAACAAGGGGATCACATCCAGATTCCTGACCTGGTATGAAATCGCAGAGATTATGAACGTCTCCAAAAGGACCGCACAGTATATCCACGGCCGGGCACTGCAGCACTTCCCGATGTAAGATTGCGCACATCTGCACAGGTGGATTTGATATTATGCTATTGAGCAGTCGATTCAAGAAAACCATCCCTTCTTTGCCGGGCACAGAAATGTGCCCGGTTTTTTGCTGCCATGAAATACACAGAAGACCAGGAACAGACAGCTGCATGGATACGGAAAATACAGGACCATTCTCCATACGGGATCAAGGGGTTTTACAGAACATACACCTGGAAGAAAAAGAGAATGCAGATACTGGCACGCGACAGGAACGCATGCCAGGAATGCAGGAAGGCGGGAAGGTACAGCAGAGCAGAGCTCGTGCATCACATCAAACATCTGCAGGACGAGCCTGCGCTGGCGCTGACGGATGACAACCTGGAATCAGTCTGCAAGGAATGCCATGAGAAGCTGCATCCTGAGAGAAACAGATATAAGCAGTCGTTTATGAATGCCGAGAGGTGGTGACATGCGGATCACATTTATAACAGGCTGGCCGGGCGCGGGCAAGACAACATACGCACAGGGCACACGCCGTGTAACTTACGACATGGACAGTCTTGCAGATGCTCTCGACTACGGATGCAAGACACGTAAGGCAAGAGATGTAGCAGGCAGGATGCTGAGAGATTTTATTACGGCAGCGGACGAGGCAGGAGCCCACCACATCAATGTGATCAGGGTCACGCCATCACCGGCAGACATGGCCATGACAAAGGGACATGAGGTGGATGTAGTCGAAGTGGAACGCGAGATCGGAGAGTGCATGGCATGCAGGCCGGCGATCACTGCTGAGTCGTGGAGCAGGATCGTCACGATCCACGAGAACTGGTTGAAGAACAATCGATGCAAGACAGTGAAAATTCCGCAGGAAAGATGGTGACGCTCAGACTCCCCCGGGTCAAAAGTTTGAAAAGCGGACGGCTATATGTCGACCGGCGGGGACACTATCCTAGCGAGTTTTTGATTTTTCACGGAGGCGCGCGCATACACGCGCGCGCGGATAAGTAGGGACTGAAAGAGGATGGCAGTCAAAAGTAGGAAAACGAGGCGGAAAGAGATCAGAAAAAGCCTCATCGAACAGCTGGAAAACAAAGGGGCGGACATCGCTCTTTTCGCTGATCAGGTCGAGGACTACATGCAGTTGTGGGACCTGAAAGAGATGCTGATCGAAGACATCAGGGAGACGGGGCTCAGGACCAGCGACGGCAAGGACAACACGTCGCCGAAGCAGCTCCCGATAGTGAATCGCCAGATGCTCGCATTGCTGAAAGTCCTGGGCGTGACCACGGACGGGATAGTTGGTGAAGAGGATGACGATCTATGAACCAAACATCGATGAATGGATCTACCTGATCCGCGGGAACCATATTGAGCACTGCAGAGAGCAGGAGCTGGCGCTCGAGAACAACATCATCCCGGTCCTGGAACGGCCGGATGTCTATGTAGACGCGGAGCGGATCCAGAAGGGTTTGAGCCTACAGAAGTATTTTGACTTCGACCTCCTCGCCTGGGAAAAATACCAGTTCGCGATAATGTACGGTGTTTTCATCCGGGTTCCGGATGCTCCGTATGACGATATCTACTTCCACATCACACGGGACATCATGGGCAGAGGGTCCGGGAAGAATGGTTTCATCGACTTTTGCGCTCTCTACATGATCTCTCCGCTCCATGGAGTCAAGGGCTACAACGTCGACCTCATCGCCAACGGTGAGGACCAGGCTGGGACCTCGATCAAGGATGTGAGCGACCTGGTAAATGAGCCGGTCAAAAGGGCATACGCGAAGGCACTCAAAGCTAACTTCAAAGGAATGGCGGAGATGGTCCTGGGCAAGAAGATGAATGCCGAGTTTCGCCTCAACACGACCAGCACGAAAAACAAGGATTCCAAGCGTACAGGCTGCGTGATCTACGACGAAAAGCACCAGTACGTCGACACCCGGAACATGAACACGCTGAAGTCCGGAACAGGAAAGATGAAGTGGTGGCGCGAGATCACGATCACCACTGACGGCCACGTCAGAGGCGGCGTCCTGGACGACGAGAAGGCGCAGAACGAGATCATCCTCCGGGAATATGATCCGGCCAACAGGACATTCGTGAACTGGTTCAGGATCGAGGCGGAAGACGAGTGGAAGGATATCAACAAGATCGTCAAAGCAAATCCATCACTTGCGGATCCATCCTTCTACAGCCTGAGATCTACCATCGAGCAGGAAATCAAGCTCATGCCGACGACGCCGGACTACTATCCGGAGTTTCTGGCAAAACGCTGCAACTTCCCGATATCTGATCCGCAGACAGCAGTCGCGGAATGGAAAGATATCGAGGCCTGCCTGCGGCAGCGGGATTTCGAGCCACAGCAGGGAATGGCCTGCGTGGCCGGGATAGATTACACGAAAACGAATGACTTCTGCGGATGCTATGTCCTTTTCAGGAAGAACAAGATGATCACGGGATTCCACCACACTTTCATCTGCAAAAAGTCGAAAGACCTTCCCAACATCCACGCTCCGATCGAAAAGTGGGCGAAGGAAGGAATCTGCACGATCGTCGATGACGTAGAGATCCCGCCGGAGCTGCCGGCCGCCTGGGTGGCAGAATTCGCGAAAAAGTACAGGATGCTCATGATCGGCATCGATAACTATCGTTACACATGGCTCAACAAAGCCTTGAAATATTACGGATTCGACGCCTTCGACAAGGAGAACAAAAGAGTCTACCTGGTCAGAAATTCTGACATCGCGAAGACGAGCAGCCTGATCAACAGCGCCTTCCTCAACCACCAGATCAGCGGCTGGGACAGGATGATGGCATGGTACACAAACAACACGAAGCGGATCGTAGACACGAAGGGGAATACCTCTTACGGGAAGATTGAGCAGAAGCTCAGGAAGACAGACGGATTTATGGGATTTGTAAACGCGATGTGCTGTCTCGACTTCCTGCCGGATGTCGGAGACATGCCGGACATTGACCTGTCCGTAGCAATTTTTTGAGGGATAACATGTCGGTTTTTAAGAATTTTTGGGATTTTGTGCAGGGCAAGATGCTCGGCGGGTCGGAGGTGGTGGTCAACTCGGATGATCTGTCGAGTCTTGTCGACAAAGAGAAGCTGACGGAGCTCTCGACATACGAATTCGCACTGTGCACGGCGATAAACATAATCGCAAACGCTCTCAGTGCATGCGAGATCAGGACTTTTGTCAACAACAAAGAGGTCCACGGAGACGAATACTACCTCTGGAATTACTCGCCGCACTTTAACTACAACGCGAATGAGTTCATGGCGAAAATCGTCTGGAATTTGATCTACAAGAACGAGTGCCTGGTCATCGACACACGGGGAGGACTTGTGGTGGCGGATTCCTACGAGCATGAGGTCTATGCGTTGTACCAGGACGTCTTCAGGAACGTGATCGTCAACGCGGACTCACAGAACGGCATCCCGCATCCGTACACATTCCCGAAGGCTTTCCGGATGGACGAGGTCCTTTTCTACAGGCTCAACAGCAGGAACGTGAAGTCAATCATGGACTACCTTATGGAAGGTTACAGGAACCTGCTGGAGACGGCAATCGACAAATTTCAGAAGTCAGCGGGAGAACGCGGAATCCTCACGATCGACGGAAACGCAGCGGCCAACCAGAATTACGGGACGAAGCAGGACGGGACTTCCAGAACCTTCACAGACGTTTACACCAAGCTCTTGAACGAGCAGTTCAAGTCATACTTCGGCGCGAAAAATGCGGTCATGCCGATCTGGAAGGGATTCGACTACCAGGTCAAGGGCTCCGAGGCATCGAAGCGGTCCACGTCTGAGGTCAAGGACATCACAGACATGACTGCGGAGATTACGACAAAAGTGGCGAACGCTTTGCAGATCCCACCTCAGCTCATGCTCGGAACAGCGGCAGAGGTCAAACAGCTGACCAGGAACCTGATCACATTTGGCATCCGGCCGATCGCGGATGTGATCGAGACGGAGAACAACAGGAAGAGAAACGGGAAAGCGGTCCTGAACGGGACCTACCAGATGATCGACCTCACCGGCATCGAGTACACAGACATCTTCGAAGCGGCACAGGGAGCTTACAACCTGCTCGGCAGCGGAGCGTCCATAGACGAGATCAGAGCGCTCACCGGCCGGCCGGAGATTGGATCCAAGTGGAGCAGGAAGCATCTGATCAGCAAGAACTTCGCTGACCTCGAGTCGATCGAAGGCGTTGAAAAGATAGGGAACGGGGGCACCGATCCGCCTGGAAAACAGGCTCCTGTGCCGGGCGGCGATGCCCCACCAATTGACGCGGAGGAAAAAGGGGGAAAGGAGGAAGAAGATGCCTAAAGCAAGAAACGATTTCAAATTCTGTTTCAGACAGGAAGCGACGGCAGAGGGCAGAAACAAGCACATGCTCTACGTATACGACGCGGTGAGCAAGTACGGCGCCTGGAACTGGCAGACATGGAGCTATGACGACTCGGAGACGAGCGCCAAGCACTTCCGCGACTGCCTGGACGAGATTCCGGATGGCGAAAGCATTGAACTGCATGTCAACAGCGCCGGCGGAGAAGTCGGCGAAGGCGTGGCGATCTTCAACCTGCTCAAACAGAAGCAGGAAAAGGGCAGCAAGATCACAGCCTATGTCGACGGGATGGCGTACAGTGTGGCGATGGATATCGTCATGGCTGCGCAGGAGATCCACATGGGGCTCGGAACGACCATGTTCCTCCACAATCCGTGGATGTACTGCAAAGGGAATGCCGCACAGCTCCGCGCTTACGCCGAACAGCTGGATGCGCTGGGAACCGCATCCAGGCAGCTTTACCTGTCACGGAGCGGCGGGAAGATCGACGAAAAGACACTGCAGGAGCTCATGGAGAAAGAAACCATGCTCGACCCGCAGGCCTGCCTGCAGTACGGCTTCTGCGACGTGATCGACGAGTTCAAGGCGGACGATGAGGACGACGAGGACAAAGACGAGATCATCCAGGAGCTCCGCAACCAGCTGTTCAGGCAGCAGGAAATGAACCGGATGATGCAGTTTGCGGGCATGGTGCCGGCACAGCAGACGCCGGGAGGAAACGGAAACATGCAGGGGCACAGGAGCCCGGAAGAGGAAGCGGCAGAGAGGATGCGCGAGACGCTGGCAAAAGCCATGCGGGCAGCGGCAGCAAGATAAGCATACAGGGACCGGCTTCGAGCTGGAAACCGGAAAGGAGATACAACATGCCTATGAAGAACAAAGACCTCCTGAAGGAGGAGAATTACAAGATCGTCCAGAAGCTCTCCGAGGCCATGCAGGCCGGAGACGCAGACGCGGCTGCATCCGCGATCCAGGAGCTCCACGACAGTGTGGCGAACAGGATCGAGCAGGAGTTTGAGCAGTACGGAAACGTAACTGACATGATGGTCCTGCAGAGCAGAGGCCTCCGCGCCCTGACAACCGAGGAGACCGAGTGGTATCAGAAGTTTATCAGCGCCGCGAAATCCGGCGCCAAGCAGGAGATCCAGAACCTGACCGACCACATGGTCCCGACAATCATCGACAGAGTCATTGAGGACATGCGCAAGGCACACCCTCTCCTGGGAGCGATCAGCATCCAGAATGCGGCAGGAGCGACACGCCTGGTCATGAACGCAAAGCAGATGCGCTCTCTGCTCGGAAGCTGGGGGCCTATTACGTCCGCAATCACCGCACAGGTCCAGGGCGCGATCAAATTCATCGACCTCGATGTCGCGAAGTATACGGCATACTTCCTGATCCCCAAGGACTTTGTCCGCTTCAACTTCGGATTCGCGCCCATGTGGGTTGATGCATACATCCGTAACATCCTCTCCGAGACCGTGGCATACGGTCTCGAGAAGTCCATCGTCACCGGTGACGGCGACGGCCAGTTCACAGGCCTCGCATTCGACGTCTCCACTCAGACGGGTGGGAAGTACTCCGAGAAGACCGCACAGGTCATCACCACCTGGGACGAGTATCGCGACGCGATCGCGGACAACCTGCTCATCGACTCCAACGGGGATTACAGGAATATCAGCGAGATCCTGATGGTCGTAAACCCTGTCGACTACATCAAAAAGATCCGCCCCGCCATGCAGGTGATCACCACTGCCGGCATCCAGAACATGATCGACAGAGCTTTCCCGACCAGGGTTGTGACCTCTCCCTTCGTGGCGGCCGGCACTGCAAAGGCCGGCATCGCGGACAACTACTTCGCGGCCATCAATGGTGGACAGTCCGGCATCATCGAGTATTCCGACGAGAACCAGTTCCTCCAGGATAACCGCGTCTACACCACCAGAGTCTATGGCGGAGGACGCCCTGTGGACAACACCAGCTTCCTCAACATGAACATCTCCAACCTTGAGGATTACGGGATCCCTGTCAAGGTCAAGGGAACCGTGAAGACCAAAGAGCAGGCCTGATCCATAACAGGGAGGTGACGTGATGGCGATTACAGAAACAGTATACAAGATGCTCCTCCGTGCGCTGCACGTCACCTATACTCCTGACGACGACACAGAGCAGAGGATCCGCGCAGAGGGCGCAGCGGGAAAAGACCTGCTGAACCACTACGCGGATCCGGAGGCGGACTGCGAGCCGGGGACGAGATGCGGCCAGCTCCTTTGTGACTACGTGATGCGGGCGGAGGCAGGAGCTACAGAGACTTTCCTGGTGGATTTTGCCCAGGACATCGTGGAGATCAAAGCAGAGTACGACATCCGCAGATACGCGGCGGCAAAAGGATACACGGAGGTAGAGGGCGATGCTGAAACCCAAGGCGACTAATCTCCAGACCTACACAGACGGCTGGGGGACATCCTGGAAGGTCAAGGACCGCAGGCTCTCCGAGGTAAAACAGAAGATCATCCACTACGCGGACTATGCCGTCGGCATGTATCGATTCTGGGAGGCCATGATCGCAGGGACCCAGCTCAAGCGCGCAATTCTCGTCCCGGAGCGGACAGATATCACAGAAGGTGATATCTTTGTCGACTCGGACGGGACACAGTACGAGGTTAAGCAGGTGGACCGCAAAGACACACGGCCTGTGTCACTCATGGTCTCTCTTGCATCCGCACAGGTGGCATACAGGAGAAAAAAAGATGGCGACTAAGGTGATCAAAGGGGCGGACGGCTTCAAACAGCTCGAAGTCGAGATAAAAAAGACGCTCGACGATGTCAAGATCGCCACACCAAGAGCTCTTGAAAGCGCAGTGGACGCCACAGCCAAAGAAGTTATCAAAAGGACAAAAGAAAAGTCGCCCGTAAGGACCGGGGTATACAAAAAAGGCTGGGGAAGCAAAAAAATGCCTGGAAGAGTCGGCACATACGGGAGGACGGTTTACAACTCCAAAAAGCCGAACCTGACACACCTTTTGGAAAACGGTCATTTCGATCACGTCCGCCGGATAAAAGTGGATGCGATCCCGCACATACCGAAAGATAAAGAGGTCGAGGAAATCTTTACGGAAACTTTGGAGAAGGAAATCGATAAGGAGCTGGACAAAGTATGACCAGGGACGAAATCAGAGAAAAAATCGAGAGCTTCGGAATCTATTTTGATCCCGACCACCCCGACCACATAAGCCGTGACAAGATCATGACGCTCGAGACGCCGTTCATCGAGTGGGGGACGCAGCGCCGAACGATCCGCGCAGACGGCTCAGATTACGTCCTGTGGGAGCGCCTGACCATCTACCTGTACACAGACACCAATGAAGACGTGGAAACGCTCACAGGGGACGGCAGGCCATTCGAAGACGCTCTGGCAGAGGCCTTCGACAGGTTCAAAGCGACGAAAAACTACGACGATGAACTCGGGCTCTATTTTACCGAGTACACCATGGAGGTTTGATAAATGGCAAACAAGTACAGATACGACGTGAAAAATTGCTACTACTGCCCGGGGACAAGGAACGCGGACGGCACGATCACGTTTGACGAGACACGGATCCGCCAGGAGCCCGGCCTCATGTCCATCGACATGCAGGCCCAGGGAGATATATCCAAGATCCGCGCAGACGGCATCGACTACATCATCATCGCGTCCAACAACGGATACAACGGCACACTGAATTTCGTCAAGATCAGTGACCAGTTCCGGCAGGACTGCCTGGCAGAAACTGCGGACATCACGACCGGCATTCAGTACGAGGACGCAGACGCGACGCCCGATCCCTTCGCGCTCATGGGCGAATTCAAGGGCGACGCGGAGGGTATCCGCTGGATCTACTACAACTGCACGGCGTCCAGGCCGAACCAGGCCGGCGACAACAAGGACAATATGCGCGAGCCCGACACGGAGTCCATCTCCGTCCAGGCATCTCCTCTTCCTGTCACGATCGATGGGACAGAATGCAACATTGTCCGCGGCGGGATCACGAAGTCCGCGAACGCGGCCACGTATAACCAGTGGTTCACCAAGGTCAACCTGCCGGGCGTCTCAAACTCATAAGGGGATGACATGGAAAAAGTAATCCAGATTGAAGAAGGCAGGAGCGCGGCTTTCCGCGCCTCCGCCTTTTCGCCTATACAGTATAACCGGCTTTTCCCTGGACGCGACTTCATGCGGGATATGGACGAGCTCCGGAGCATGGACTCTAAAGCGAAAGAAGAAGCGAAAGCGAAGGGAGAGCAGGGGGGCGAAGAAAAAACATTCTTCACGATTGAAGAATATGAACTCTTTGTCCGGATCAGCTACACATTTGCTTACCAGGCACTTTCTCCGACGCCCAGAGTGTCGGAAGAGCAGCGGAAATTCCTGAAAGAGTATCCGGATCCGTGGGCGTGGATTGACTCTATGAACACCTTCTCGATTTACCAGATTCTCCCTGAGATCGTGGATCTCTGGTTCGGAGGAGCTGTCCAGGTCGCAAGCTCTAAAAAAAAATAGAGCCGACGGTCCGGGAGGTCCTGACATCCACGTATCTGCTCAGGTGCACGCAGATGGGGCTCGCGCTGACTGAGCTCGACCTCCTGGAGTACGGGATGGTCCTGGACATGATGATCGAATCCGGAAACGACACGGTCGAGTATCCCAAAAAGGCAACACAGGCACAGTACAGAGAATTCATCGGAGGCTGACATGGCTAGTCGCACGAAAGGAATAACGATTGAAATAAACGGCGACGTCACGAAGCTGGACGAATCGCTCAAAGGCGTAAACAAGTCCCTGGGAGAAGCTTCCCGGGGACTTCAAGACGTAAACAGGCTGCTGAAACTCGACCCGTCAAACACTGAGTTGCTGTCCCAAAAACAGGACTACTTGAAAAGATCCATCGAGGGCACGAAGGAAAAACTTGACAGGGAAAAAGAAGCCCTCGAACAGCTGAAAAATTCTGACGGCTTCGACGCGAGTTCTGAACAGGCGAAAGCCCTGGAAAGACAGATCATCGCCGACGAAGAGGCACTGAAAAGCTTTAAGGAAGAAATCAAAAAACTCCCGACACCTTTCCAGGCATCCATGCAGGAGGCGGGAAAAAAGGTCTCGGAAGTCGGAGAAAAGATTCAGGGAGTCGGCGGAAAAGTCACCGAGGCGGGAAAGACATTGACGGCCGGAGTGACGGCGCCGATCGCGGGAGTGGCAGCGGCTTCAGTGGCCGCATGGACCGAGGTCGACGAGGCCATGGACACAGTCACGAAAAAGACCGGAGCCTCCGGAGATGCCCTCGCGGACATGCAGCAGAGGGCGAAGAATCTCGCAGCATCCATCCCGACGGACTTCCAGACTGCGGCAGACGCGGTCGGAGAAGTCAATACCAGGTTCGGAGCAACCGGAGACCAGCTGGAAGATCTCTCCGGGAAATTCATAAAATTCGCGGAGTTGAATGATACTGACGTCTCTTCGTCGATTGATTCAGTTCAGTCAGCAATGGCTGCGTGGGGCCTTGAGACAGACCAGGCCGGAGATGTCCTGGATGTCCTGAACAAAGCCGGCCAGGATACAGGAGTCAACGTCGACAGGTTATCAAATCTGCTCAAAACCAACAAAACCTACATGGACGAGGCGGGACTCAGCTTTTCTGACTCGGCAATGTTTCTGGCAAATCTCGATAAAAACGGCATCGACGCCGGCGTAGCGATGACCGGCCTGAGAAAGGCCCTGCAGAACGCCACCAAGGACGGAAAGACGTCAAAGCAGGCCCTGGACGAGCTGCAGGCCGTCATGGGAGACGGATCCAACAAGGCAGAGGCCTACGCGACGGCAACAGAGCTCTTCGGCTCAAAAGCAGGCCCGGCGATCGCAGACGCATGCATGGAAGGACGGCTTTCATTCGATGAGCTCGGGACATCCATGGGCGACTTCGCCGGAAATGTCGAGAGCACCTTTAATGAGACGTTGGATCCGCTTGACCAGATGCAAATGTCGATGAACGAGATGAAAACTCTCGGAGCTGACATCGTGGACACTGCGGCGCCGATGATCACCGAGGCGATGAAGGCCATCCGCGACGCAATCACAAAGCTGAAAGAAAAGTGGGACGGTCTCGACGACAACCAGAAGCAGACGATTCTGAAGATCGCAGGCATAGCCGCAGTAATCGGGCCGGTGCTCGTCATCCTGGGAACCGTGATTGGAGCAATAGGATCGGTCGTCGGAGCTATAGGCGGAATCATCACGATACTGGGCGCGCCACTTCTGCTACCGATTGCGGCAGCTATTGCATTCGGCGTCTTGCTGATTAAAAACTGGGACAAGATCAAGGAATCCGCCGGAAAACTTGTCAAAGACGTCGGAGACAAGTGGGACTCATTCAAAGAAAACACGAAGCAGAAATTTGAGGACACGAAAGCTGCGGCGGTCCAGAAAGTCCAGGACATGAAGGATGGAGCGGTCCAGAAAGTTCAGGATTTGAAAGATGGGGCGGTCCAGAAAGTCCAGGACCTCAAGGATGAAGCAGAACAGAAATTCCACGACCTCAAGGACGCAGCGGTCCAGAAGGTCCAGGACATGAAGGATGGAGCGGTCCAGAAGGTTCAGGACATGAAGGATGGAGCGGTCCAGAAGGTTCAGGACCTCAAGGACGAAGCGGTCCAGAAAGTCCAGGATCTGAAGGATGGAGCCCTGCAGAAAGTCCAGGATCTGAGGGATGGCTTCGACGAAAAAATCGGAGGAATCGGAGACAAAGCAAAGACAACGTTTGACGCAATCAAAGGTTTTATCGAAGACCCGATCGGATCCGCGAAGGAATTCGTCCGGGGAGCAGTGGATGATATAAAAGATTTTTTCGACTTCGAATGGAAACTTCCGGAATTAAAGCTTCCACATATCACGATCGGCGGTTATATCGACGTGCCGGTCCTCGGAACAATTCCTGATCCAAACCAGATATATGTTGACTGGTACAGAAAAGCTATGGACCAGCCGATGATCCTGGACAATCCGACAATCTTCGGGGCTGCAGGAGGAAAACTCCTGGGCGCCGGCGAAGCAGGGCCGGAAGTTGTATCAGGGCTTGGATCCCTTCTTGGGATGATCCAGCAGGCCGTGAGATCCGTACAGCAGGCGGCAAACATCACGCAGAACAACAGCTACGGCTCCATCAACATCAATGTATACGGAGCAAAGGGCCAGAACATGAGCGAGCTGGCAGACGAGATAGAGAGCAGAATTAACGACAGAATGAAAAGGGAGGAGGCGGTTTTCGCATGAGTGCTGGAGGATACTTCACATACGCGGGACGCTCCTCCCGCACTTTTGGGATCCTGGTGGACCGGGTAGAGGGCATCTGGGATTCCCCGGAGAGAGATTTTGAAGACATCGAGATCCCTGGAAGAAACGGAGACCTGACGATAGACAACGGCAGATGGAGAAATGTTCCGGGCAGTTACTACTGCGGGATCGGAGTCGACTTTAAGCAGAATTTCGAGACCTTCAGAGCCTTCTTCGCTTCCTGCGTCAGCTACGCCAGGCTAGAGGACTCCTGGCATCCGGACGAATACCGCCTGGCAAAACCGGCAGGCGCGCTCTCGCCGGAGATGGTCAAAAACGGACTACTGGGAGAATTCGCAGTGCCGTTTTCGGTAATGCCGCAGAGATTCCTGAAATCAGGAGAAACAGCGCAGAACATAACATCAACGTCAACATTGACGAACCCGACATCGTTTGAGGCGCTCCCACTCTTGAGAGTGTACGGGACCGGGACATTTTCGATAGGCGGAGTCCAGATGAAGATCACCTCCGCAAACAGCTACACAGACATAGACTGCGACGCGCGTGAATGCTACAAGGACACCTACGCCACAAATTGCAATGACAAGGTGGAGTTGACGTCGGGCAAATTCCCGACGCTGCCGGCAGGCAGTTCGCAGATCACGCTCGGCAGCGGGATCACACGGATCAGCATCACTCCGAGGTGGTGGACATTATGATTCTTTACTCACCGGAAACGACAACCTTCAAGACAAATGGCAGAGGCCAGCTGACGGAAGCTATAAGCTGCTATGTCGAAGAGGTACGGAACGGAAAATACGAGCTGGAAATGGTTTATCCGGTAAAAGGGATACATTTCAAAGATATCGAGATGTCGTGCATCATCACAGCGAAGCCGGCAGACGGGAAAGACCCGCAGCCCTTCCGGATCTACAGCATCTCAAAACCGACAGACGGGAAATGCACGATAAAAGCAGAGCACATCTCTTACCAGCTCTCATATATCCCTGTAAATCCATTTGGAGAGCAAAGAGCAGTCGCGTCCGCATTGCAGGCCCTGAAAGCGAATGCGGCAGAGGCTTGTCCGTTTGAATTCTGGACGGACAAGACATCCTCCGGGACCTTTTCGGTGAAGGAACCGAAGTCGATCAGGTCACGACTGGGAGGGGAGAAAGGATCCATCCTGGACGCGTTCGGCGGCGGGGAATATGAATGGGACGGCTACACAGTAAAGCTCCATGCGCACAGGGGATCAAATAATGGCGTCGTCCTGCGGTACGGCAAAAACATTACCGACATCGAGCAGGAAAAGAACATAGAGAACACGATCACAGGAATATACCCGTACTGGAAGGGGACGGACAGTAACAAGTCGGAGATCATCGTTAAGCTGCCGGAAGGGGTGATGCATCACCAGAACGCGGCGAATTTTCCCTACCAGAGGACGATTCCGCTGGACTGCTCGGGTGAGTTTGATACACAGCCGACAGAGTCACAGCTCCGGGCCTATGCCACAAAGTACATGTCAGACAGCGGCATAGGAGTCCCGAAGGTATCAATAAAGGTATCCTTCATCGCACTCTGGCAGACAGAAGAGTATAAGCTGATCGCTCCGCTGGCCAGAGTGAACCTGTGCGACATGGTCACAGTAGAATTCGAAAAACTCGGAATTTCTGCCCAGGCAAAAGTGGTCCGGACAAAATTCGACGTACTGAAGGACCGATACGAAGAAATTGAGCTCGGAGACGCCAGGACAACGCTCTCACAGACAATCAACGAAAAGGTCTCCAGCGCGTCAAACGCGGCAATGCTGCAGGGGACATCGTTTCTCAAGGCCAGGCTCACGGCGATAGAGGAACAGCTTGCCGGGGCTACGGATGGATACATCCTCTTTGACTACGATGCGAACGGAAACCGGACGCAGATCCTTGCGATGGACACGATGGATCTGCAGACAGCCCAGAACGTCCTGACGATCAACTACTTAGGAATCGGCGGATACTCCGGAGGCTACGGCAGCCAGAATTTTCACCTGGGCATAACAGTGGACGGGCACATAGTCGCGGAGTCGATCGCAGCAGGAACGCTCATGGCCGCGCTGGCCATGGCCAATGTCTTCAAGGTCGGCGGAAAAACTCTGGGAGACGGCTCAATCGATGTCTACGACGCGAACGACAAGCTGATCGGCAAGTGGGACAAGACAGGCTTGACAGTTTACGAAGGATTAATCGAAGGCCCGGAAATTCATGCGGGCGGAGCTGGAAATTCAAACGGAATTATAGCTGTCTACGATGCCAATGGGAACGAAATCGGAAGATGGGATAAGGACGGTCTGGAGGCGTCCGGAAATCTGAAAATCATCAAAGATTCCATGTCGGCGGAAATTGCGACGGTAAGCAGAGCCAGAGTTCAGTCGGCGATCAGTTGGTATAACTCGCTCGGTTTTACCGTCTATCAGAACAATGCGACCATCAAGAGACGCTTCTCCGTATTTGCAGACAGCGACGGCGTGGAAGAGCAGATATATGCCGAAAAATTCAAAAAACTTTTTGTATTTTTTGAGAGCGCATCAAAAGGCTACGCATATCACCTGAATTTTGCAAAAAACGCTCTCACGATGAAAGGGTACGGGTACGGAGGAGGCACAACAGGCACACAGCTGGATATAAACCTGTCTGACGGGACAGTAACTGTCAAAGCTGGAAACACAGGCATAGCGTGCGACTCAAATGGCGTTTCCCAAACGAACGGCGCAGGACACACAATTTCCGTGAGAAAAAGCGGGAACTATCAGGAGATAGCGATTGGCGCCGGGGCGACCGACTCATACAGCGCGCCGGTGAGAGTTGTGCTTTCAAATGACAGCAGGTACTCGAATACATACGGGGTACACCTGGTAGCAGGTCAGAATGCGGTAAACCTGAACGGCGGATCGTCGATTGATCTGTCAAACGGCGGAAGCTTGGAGATCTCGAACGGGACGCTTAAATGCAGCTCCAGCACGATTTCGTACAACGGCCAACAGCTCCACGCGGTGAGTTCGTCCTCACGCCGGTACAAACACAACATCGAATACAAACTCACGAAAGACAGGGAATATCACAAACTCCTGGACCTGCCTGTCGCGGAATTTGTTTTTAACGATGACCATCCTCTCCAATACGCAGACATGCGCGGCAAGATGATCCCCGGAATCATCGCGGAGGATGTAGCGAAGATCTATCCGTCCGCGGTGATCCACAACGAAAAGGGCCAGGTCGAGTCATGGGACGAAAGAAGGATCCTGCCGGGCATGCTGGCGCTGATCCAGGAACAGGACAGGGAGATCAAAAGACTCAGAGAGGATGTCGAAGCACTGAAGAAGATAATCGAGGAGAAGTTAAGTGTATAGGAGATACATAAAACTCGACGCCGTTCCCGGCGGCCAGCCGGTGAAGATCTATATAAGTCAGGGAGACAAGAGAAGCCGGCATATCGAATTTTCAATGTATGCCAGCTCCGGAGAACTGGAACTCCCGTCGGGGGCGACGGTAAAAATGAAGGCAAGGAGACCGGACGGAGAAGAGCTGGAACTCACGGGCTCCAGAAACAACATGTCGGTGACTTTTGACATCCCGGCGGCATTTACCGAGTACGCCGGGAAGATCCCGGCAGTGATCACAGCAACAAGCGGAGACGAACGCATCACATTTGAGTCAGTATGGCTCATTTGTGATGGCCGAAAGGAAGGTGAACCGACGTGAGCATGTACACGAAGCACATCAAGATCGACGTGACGCCGGGCGCGGAGCCGAAGGTGATCCACGTCTCGCAGTACGATAAAAATTCCCGCACCTACGCCGTAGAGCTTTACGCGACGGATGCGGATTTTACTTTTCCGGCCGGAGCAACCGTCTCCATCATCGGGACAAAGCCTGACGGCCTGGGCTTTGACATCGCGGCACGTCTGGAGGACGAGACGATCTACTTTGGGCTTGATCCTCAGATGACACCGATCGCCGGCAGGGTCCCTTGCAAGCTGACTCTGACCAAAAACGGCGAGGAGCTCCTCACGGAGAAATTCATCCTCTCTGTCGACCGGACGGCGATGGACCTCGACACCATGAAGAGCGATTCCAAAATCCGCCAGGTGGAAGAGATCGCGGCAGACTTTGACCAGATCATCGCAGCGGCACAGTCGATCGAAGGCACAGCCGAGACGGTAACTGCCGCGAAGACTGCTGCGGAAGAGGCACAGGCGGCAGCGGAAGACGCACAGGAGGCGGCAGAGACAGCAGCACAGTCAGCGGAGAGATCAAAAGCACAGATTGACGCCGCAGGCATTGAAGAAAAGATCACAGAGATCGAGACGGCAGCGGCAGAGGGCGTAAGAGACGTAAACGCGGCCAGGTCGAATGCTCTCGAGACTGTGGATGATAAAGCCCAGGAAGTCGCCCGGCTCAAAGTCAACGCAGAAGCGGTCGCGACGCAGGCCCTCGCCAAAGCAAACAACCTGGAAAATGCTTTTGCGGAAGTCGAGCAGAAGGCAATCGTCCTGCAGCAGGCAGTGACCAGGATGCAAGCCCTCATGAACACAAAAGCGGACGATGGCTTCGCGGACAGCCAGGGATATCTCCACCTGACAGCAAACGGGGAAGACATCTCAGGAGGAATCGGACCTTTCGCCACGGGCGGCGGAGGAGGCGGAGGCGGCGGAGAGACCATCAACGCCAAATTCGACGCCCACAACGCATCCGGATGGATCTCCAAGTCGATTGCGGCAGGACAGTCGTGCACGGTCTCTGTCCAGTGGAGCTCAATCGAGGATGAGATGCCGACCGGCAGCGGCAAGCTCAAAGTGGTAGTCAATGACGTGACCAGGGCGACACTGGAAGTTGCGCAGGGACTCGTCACAGTTGATATCAGCAACTACCTCCCGATCGGAGACAACATTGTCGTCCTGACAATCTCTGATATATATGGCCAGTCCCGAAGATTTGTCCTCACCGTCTCGGCAATCGACACGGGCCTGACATCGACATTCGACACGACTCAGAAATACGAGGGGCCCTTCCAGTTCCCGGTGACACCCACGGGAGCTGTCTCCAAGACCATCTACCTGTACCTGGACGGAAACCTGCAGGACACCATGCAGACATCCGTTTCCGGCAGGCAGATCACCTTCACAGTCCCTCAGCAGAGTCACGGGGCACACTCGATCACATGTTACTTCGAGTGCGAGATCAACGGCCAGACGATCAGGTCAAATGAACTCTATTTCGAGTTTATCGCGATCGAGCCGCTTAACAACACACCCATCATCACCAGCAACTTCAACAGGACGGCTGCAAAGCAGTACGAAAAACTCCCGGTCGACTACATGGTCTTTGTGGCCAACAGCATCGACGTCGAAGTCGAACTGGTAAAAGACGGGACAGTCGTCTCGACACTTACAGTCGACAGATCCGCGCAGGCATGGCCTCTCAGTTTTGATACTGCCGGATCGCACACTTTCGCAGTGAGGTGCGGGACCGTCACTAAGTCCTGGTCGATCGAAGTCGAGGAGACATCAATCGACGTCAGGCCGGAGACTGATCAGCTGGCACTTTATCTCACGGCAGAGGGACGCTCAAACAACGAGGCTCATCCTGAGACCTGGGAGTACGAGGAGATCAGCGCCTCCCTCACCGGCTTCAACTTTGTGCGGGATGGCTGGCAGACTCTCGACGATGGATCCACGGTCCTGAGAGTCTCCGGAGACGCCAGAGTCACGATTCCGTATCAGATTTTCGGTTCCGACTTCAGAACGACCGGAAAAACGATTGAAATCGAATTCGCATCGAGAAATGTCCTGGATTACAACGCAGTGATCCTTTCCTGTATGTCTGGCGGCCGCGGTCTGCAGATGACAGCCCAGAAAGCAGAGCTCAAGTCCGAGCAGTCGGAAATCTTCACGCAGTACAAAGAGGACGAGCACATCCGGATCTCCTTCGTGGCAGAAAAGAGGTCGGAAGACAGGTTACTCATTATTTACGTCAACGGAACCGCGTCGGGGGTCCTCCAGTATCCGGAAGATGACGACTTCTCGCAGCAGACGCCTGTTGGGATCAGTATCGGATCCAACAGCTGCACGATGGATGTCTACACGATCAGAGTGTACGACAACGACCTGACACGCCACCAGGTCCTCGACAACTGGATCGCGGACGCGCAGAGCGGGGAGGACATGATCGACAGGTACACCAGAAACAACGTCTATGACGAATATGGGAACGTCGTGATCAGCAAGCTCCCTGCAGACCTCCCGTATATGATCCTCGAATGCGACGAGCTCCCTCAGTACAAGGGGGACAAAAAGACGGTTACAGGATCTTACACAGACCCGCTCAATCCTGCGAAGTGCTTCACCTTCACCGGATGCCAGGCAAATGTACAGGGAACATCTTCCGCGACTTACGCCAGGAAGAACTACGACCTGCAGTTCAAAAAAGGCTTCGAGATGTCTGGCTCCGGCCATGCGGACAACTTCGCACTCGCGGACCACGTGATGCCTTTCAACAGGTTCGTCGTCAAGGCAGACGTCGCCTCTTCGGAGTCCGCGAACAACGTGTGCCTCGTTGACATCTACAACACGGCCTGCCCGTACAAGACGCCAGAGATGGAAGCGGACAGCCGCGTGCGCTGGGGAATCTATGGCTTCCCGATCGTGCTCTTCTGGCACGATACGGTTTCCGACACAACAAAGCTCCTCGGGAAGTACAACTTCAACCATCCGAAGCGCTTCCCTGCAGGTTACGGATATTCTGTCTGACAGAAAGGAGATTAAATGCCCACCCTTTACGATGAATCATGGGAATTTCAGAATAACACGTCCGACCGGATGCTCTTTAAGTCGGCAGATTTCGACGCAAAGGCAGTCGATCCTGAGACGCAGGAGGAATATCCCGCGTGGAAAAACGACTTCGAGGCCAGATTTCCCGATGACACCTGGGAGGAGATCACTCAGCTGAAGACCTTTGTCAGCTGGGTGGTATCCACAGACCGCACACAGGCGACCGGCGACACGCTGCCGGAGCCTGTGACCTATGCGGATGTCGAGTATACGGCCGACACGGCAGAGTATCGTCTCGCCAAATTTAAAGCGGAATTCGCAGATTATGCGGAGACGGATTCTTTTATTTTCTACTACATCTTCACAGACCTCTTCCTCATGGTCGACTCCAGGGCGAAGAACTTCTTCCTGGGCTTCCATGGCTCGGAGTGCGAAATCGAAGGGATGAGGAGAAAAGCGGTCGCGGAGCCCTACGACATGGACACGGCCCTCGGGACCAACAACGAGGGATCCCTCGTCTTTTCCTACGACCTGGAAGACACAGACCACCTCGACGGCGGCGCAGACATCTACAACGGCCAGCAGAGTGTCCTCTGGAATAACCTGAGAGACACACACAAGTCCGAGATCGCAGCCATGTACAGGACCCTCCGCTCAAACGGCGTCCTGTCTTACGCAAACGTCGAGTCGCAGTTCGAAGCGCACCAGGCAAAGTGGCCGGAGGCGATCAAAAACGAAGATACCTGGGAAAAATACATCACTCCCCTCACGAATCCTGACGTGGGAAAGGAGCCGACGGCGGTCTACCTTCCCATGGCACAGGGCCCGAAGACAGAACAGAGAAAGTGGTGGCTCTTCAACCGCTTCCAGTTCAAGGATTCGAAATACAACGCCGGCGACGCGCTGCGCGAAGTGGTCCAGCTCAGGGGCTATGCCAAAGCGGACATCACGGTCACTCCCTACGCGTCCATCTATCCGACGGTCAAATACGGCTCATACCTCGTGCAGAAGCGCGGATCCGCAGGAACACCCACGGTCCTCGAGTGCCCGATGGACAGTGTCAACGACACAGAGATCTACGTCTACTCCGCGACACAGCTGGCGTCCGTCGGAGACCTCTCCGGACTGAAGGTGGGGTTTGCGGATTTCTCCATGGCAACACATCTCCAGGAGATTAAGGTCGGAGACCAGGACGCAAATTATGAGAACAAAAACCTTAACGTCCTGACACTCGGTTCGAACAAGCTGCTGAGGAAATTGGATGCAAGGAACTGCACGACTCTCGGGACCGGTACCCAGAAGGCTGTCGACATGTCCGGATGCGAGATTATCGAGGAAGTCTACTTCGACGGGACACAGATCCAGGGCCTCACGCTCCCGAACGGCGGCGTCCTGAAAAAGATCCACCTTCCTGCGACGATGACAAACATCACGATCAGAAATCACAAGCTGATCAGCGAATTCTCCTGCGCGGGATACTCAAACATCACGACCCTCCGCCTGGAAAACAACTCCTCCATCATCGACGAGAGAGCCATCCTGCACGCCATCCCTGCAGGGGCCCGCGTCCGCCTGGTCGGTTTTTACTGGGAATGCGAGGACGCGGAAGAGATCGAATCCATCCTCGACCTGCTCGACACAATGAGAGGCCTGGATGAAAACGGCAACAATATGCAGCAGGCCCAGGTCTCCGGCACGATCCATACAGAGTCCCTGACGGGCGAACAGGTGGCCTCCTACAACGAGCGCTATCCACACATCACCATCCTCGCGGACATGACGACGTCCTATCGCTACTACCACGACGAGGACGGCACGCTCCTCAAGACGGTAGAGTGCCATGACGGAGTACCGCAGGAAGCAGCTCCGACCGGAATGTCCAAACCCAACAGTGCAGACGGCCACTACTCCTACACTTTCGCCGGATGGACAAAGACACAGGGCTCCGACACGGTGGATCCGGACGCTCTCGATCCCGTCATCGCAGACAGACATCTCTATGCGGTCTACGAGGCGCACGTCCGGACCTACACGGTCACATGGAGAAATTCCAACGGCACGACGCTTGAGACTGACGAAAATGTCCCATGGGGCACGATGCCGTCCTACAACGGCTCGACGCCGCAGAATCCTTCCGGCTCCAGTCCTTTCACGGCATGGACTCCGACGCCTGCCAGGATCACGGGAAACACGACCTACACGGCGACCTACACTCCTGTCTACAATGTGTACTTCTACAACGGTTCGACACTGCTCGACACGGTCCAGGTCCTCCAGGGAGGCAATGCCACATACACGGGACCGGAGCCCACGGATGGAGACAAGATCTTCACCGGCTGGAGCCCGTCGCCCACAAACATCCAGGGCAACCTCTCGACATACGCCCAGTTCAAGGCAAATGTCGAGACGCCTACAGCCACAACGGCAGACGGAGCCTATGGCGTCGAGTGGAATTATTCACAGACATCGCCGCAGCTCACCAGAAAAGGCCTGGCCGCATCCTTTGCGGATCCTGTGCCGGCAGAGGGCGTAAGCGGCAACGGGTCATCGCCGTTTGACTCGATCATGCCGTGGGCAGGAATGAAACGCTACAACGTAATCGGCTCCGAATATGTGCCGGAGACAGACAGCCGCTTCGACCAGGCTGCAAACGACACAGTCGTCTACATCCCGGAGTTTTACTACACAGCCTACAAAGATACGGCAAACAGCAAGTGGCTCTGGGCCATCTCCCCGACGGCCAAAGAGGGATACTGCAAGCATCCTGGCTCCGGAAGATACGTAGGAAGATATCATACAGGCGGAAGTTCCTCCGGCGTTTATACAAAATCAGGAGTAACGCCTCTTGCAAATACAAGCCAGACAAGTTTCAGAAGCTACTCCGCGTCGAAGGGAAGCGGATGGGGGATGATGGATCTGGCCACCTGGTCCGCAATCCAGATGCTGTATCTTGTCGAGTTTGCACACTTCGATTCACAGACAAAACTCGGAAAAGGATGGAATACCGGATCTGCTGGGACCATGGGCGGCACAGACTCCGCAGCATACCACACCGTCAAAGCTACGGGAGCACACAACCAGTACAGGTGGATCGAGGATCCGTACTCTAATGTGTACGACTGGATCGACGGATTCATGGGAAGCACATCGAAGACCTATGCGGCTGCAAACTCGACATACGAAGGTGGAAACGGCGACCTCAACGAGCTCGGATTCAGCCTTCCGTCGAGCAACGAGATCAAAAACTTCGGCTACTCAGAGAGCGCTGCATGGGCATTTATTCCGAGCGAAAGTATCAAGAACAGTGACTACAACACTTACGCATGCGACTACGTCAGCTCGAACTCTTCGCTGCACCCGGCCTTTGTCGGCGGCAGCTACCTCGACAACGCGAGCTATGGGCTGTTCTACTTCAGTGC